CAGTAGCTGAACAGGAGGGACAGCTGATAGAAACAGAAGCCACTGGAGCACCTCAAAAACACCATCATACACTAAATCAGTAAGTTGGCAGCATCACCAGCCTTCTTGAGGCTACCACCTGTTTTCAGGTGTCATTCAGACGTGATTTGCCCCAGATTGGGAAAGCACGCTTTTTTCTCAGCTATCGTCCTCTTATTTTGCCGTTACATTTCTTTTTGCACTCTAATGATTAATTTACAATAATAATATCGGTAATTATTGAGTAATAATAAATTGATTATTGCAAATGTAATTTAATTCCATCTTCGCGTTATATTCCAATCTTTAATCTCCGCATGGAACAAGTTGCATGCGTGACTATATTAAGACAACTTATAACCACCAAAACATTTGCTTTGCAAGCAAAAACAGTGACCATTGACTCTAAGAAAATTCCGATCTATTGTTAGGGTCATCAAAGTTACTTAACAGTATTCCGAAATGAAAATACAAAGCAAGCTAATTGTCTTATTAAACATTATTATTGCATTTGTATTATTTGAGCTTTTAGCTCAAAAATTTGGTTTGAGTACATTATTTTAAAGCAAGATAAACAATATCGGGCACTCTAGTTTTTATAATTAACAATTAAACGTCCATGAAATGTTATTTACTTTTCTTCGCTATTGTCATATCTTAAATATAGTGGCTTACGCCACTCTACTTTCATCACATTTTGTACGTTTATGTACTCGCCATGAAGCTCTTTCATGGCGATTTTTTATTCTTAATCCAAGAACATACTCCCTACCTATAGCAAAATCACTTTTTTAACAAAAGAATAACGTATTTAGGTAATCATTACGAATTTACCCTATAGGTGCTACTGGCCATTCAATATCCGGTGCAGTTAATGTATCAACACGGTTCAGCAACACCCGATACTTTTTCCAGGCTTCCAGCAACAAGGTTTCTTCCTCCGTTGCGATTTCCAGATCTACAGCATCCTGAAGTGGCGCAATATGCTCACTGGCTACCTGCATCAGGCTGTTTTTTGTTTCTTCTGCCTCCCGGATCCGGAACAGTTTTTCTGCTTCCGTATCCTTCACCCAGGCTGTGCCGTTCCACTTCTGATATTCCCCTCCCGGCGACAACCAGGTAACATTTTCCGGTAACGGACCGAGTTCAGAAATAAATAACGCGTCGCCGGAAGCCACGTCATAAACCGTTTTACCCCGATGGTCTTCAACGAGATGCCACGATGCCTCATCACTGTTGAAAACAGCCACGAAGCCTGCCGGAATATCTGGTGGTGCAATATCGGTACTGTTTGCTGGCAGACCTGTATGAGGCGGAATATATGCGTCACCTTCACCAATAAATTCATTAGTTCCGGCCAGCAGATTATAAATTTTTATGGTCCGTGCTTGTTCACTCATTCTGAATGCCATTATGCAAGCCTCACAATATAGTTAAATGCGATGTTTTTGACGGTGTTTTCCGCGTTACCCGCAGCGTTAACGGTGATGGTGTGTCCATGTGAGCCAATCGCAACGGAGTGCGTATGAGCACCAATACCGACAGTATGTGCATGTGCGCCTGCGATTGCAGCAGTGCCGGACAGCGAGTGGGTATGAGCACCATCTGATGATGTCTTCCCTGCATTACGAGTCTGGCCACTACCGCTTGTTGTGCTCATAATCCCCGCGCTTAGATTTGAAATCGCGGTATAACCATTAGGGAAAATGCTCGTGTTCGTGCCACCAAATGCACCGGAACTCTTGTGTTGGTGCGCACCGGCACTATTTGCGGTCCCGCTAATACTATGGGTATGCGCCCCGGTGTTATTCGTGGATTTGGTTCCGTAATCAAACGACGATGTGGTTTTCGTCCCCAAATCCGTACTGGATGCGCTGGCGCTGTGGGTGTGCGATTTAATGCCGTCCTGTTCCTGAGACAATACGGCCCGACCACTGGCAGGTTTGCCCTTAATCGTCCAGCCACGCATATCAGGGATCACGCCTGACGGATAAGCGGCTGCAAGTTTCGGGTAAGCAGATTTGTCAAAAGTCTGCCCCTGCATCAGGGCATAACCAGACGGAACGGTATCTGATGGCCACGGGATTGGTGCGCCGACTGGGTAGCTTTCTGGTGGAAGATTTTTCGAGGTATAAACTTCTGCCCAGCCTTCCTCAAAACCATAACCGTCTCTTGAAGAACGGTAGAACAGACCACCATTTCTGTAATGCGCCTTCATCTGCAGGGTCCGGCAACTTCCGACTCCGGTATAGAAGTTAACCAGAATATAGCTGTCGCCAGAGCGGGTGACATTGTAAGCGCCTGATTCGGCATTCCAGGGAACGCCACCATCCGCATCGGCATATGTATCCGTTGCCCTTCTGGCAAAAGCAGCCACATGCGCGGCGGTTAAAGTAATATCTTTGGAACCATCAAATGGAACACCGGATATTTTTCTTGCAGTCTGGAGTTTTGTAGCAGTTGCAGCATTACCAGTGGTGTTCTGATTACCCGTAGTGTTTACACCTGGAAGGTTAATATTTGCAGAACCGTCGAAAACAACTCCACCGATAGATCTTGCCGTCTGCAATTTCGTGGCTGTACTTGCATTACCATTCAATGAACCAGTTAATCCACCTGTAACAGACAACGGACCTGAAACTGTTCCTCCGGTTGTTGGCAGTGCTCCAATATCTGATGGTGTAGGTTTCTGATGTGAGCTATACATCGTATAAACAACACCATAGGTAACGCTGGAAGGCTTACTCGCTGAATATGTTGGCGAGGTATAAACAGAAACTGACGCATTTGCAGTACAATCCCAATGGATATTTACACTCGTCGCATAATTGCCAATCTCAACGTAAATATCATATGTATCGCCGGATGTGTTGATCCAGGCGAAATTCGTTAATCCGACGGCTGTACGCTTCCACAAAGCCCCGGTAATTCCTTTGGGGTTTCCATTGCCTGCTCGTAGAACCAGTTCTGAAATGCCTGCCTGATGTGGGGAACCGACGTTGTAACCAGCGCCACCAATCAATGCGATGTAAACGATGGAACTCGCTTGTGGCATGGTAACCGTAGCCAGTTTGAACCACCCAGCCCCGCCAGAGAAAGACATCGTTACTGAATTTAAAGTACCAATATCTTTCGGCGTTAATGTTATATCCGCAGTCAGTGCTTTTCCGTTAACTTTTCGGTTAGATGGCACCCTGCTATTCGCATTGTCATTGGCTGCTTTAACTGCTTTTGGCGTTGCGGCCAGCGATTCACTGGTGCTATCAACAGCACTGCTAAGTTTCACAACACCTTTAGTTGTAAGGCTTGCGTCTTCCATCGCAACTGCACCGGCAATCTCTTCAGCACGATCAGCAGCAGCTTCCGCACGGGTCGCAGCGGATTCAGCAGTAGTTTTGCTCTGAGATGCCGCCGTCGCACTGCCAGCTGCCTCTGTCGCCTTCGTGGATGCTGTCGTGGCGCTGCCTTTCGCTGCTGATGCCTGTCTGCTCGCCTCATCTTTTGAAGCAGACGCAGATGATGCCGATGACGCCGCCGAACTGGCGGACGATGCAGCTGCCATTTTTGAGGATTCTGCACTGGTTTCCGAGGCTTTCGCGTTCGTTTCGGATGTCTTCGCTGCGGATGCAGACCTCGCTGCTGCGCTGGCCTGTTCAGCGGCTTCGCCAGCCTTCGTTGTGGCTGTTGAAGCAGACGATGCGGCGCTTTCTGCCGATTTTCCGGCGGCGGTGGCACTGGCTGAGGCCTGCCCGGCACTTGTTGACGCGGCACTGGCAGACGACGCAGCCGCTGTTTTTGAGCCTGCCGCAGCCGAGGCGCTCTGTCCCGCTGCCGTTTCAGAAGACCTGGCGTTTGTCTCAGACGTCTTTGCCGCCTTCGCGGAATTGCCTGCCGCCGTTGCCGAGGAAGCGGCACTACTGGCGCTTGATGATGCGTTCGTTTCTGATGATTTCGCTGCCTCTTTTGAGGCCGCCGCATCCCGGGCTGAGGTGGCTGCTTCTGACGCCTTCGTGGTCGCGGCGGATGCAGAAGTGGCTGCTGATTGTTGTGACGCTGCCGCATTCGTTTCTGACGTTTTCGCCGCACCGGCACTGGTAGCTGCCGCGCTTTTTGAGGACTCTGCAGCAGCACTTTTTGCTGCTTCACGGGCCTTTGTCGATGCCGTTCCTGCGCTGGAAGACGCTGACTGAGCCGACGACGCGGCCTGTCCGGCTGACGTGCTGGCGGCACGTGCTGAGCCTGCAGCATCGGTTATTACCACTTCCCGGATCGCTATACGCTATTCCGTTAAAGATAATGGGCGGAATAATGATTTGACGGTCAAAGTTATGATCATCGCTGATGGTGACTGTAACCGTCCCGTTTGGTGTTTCCGTATTACCCCACGTACCAGCCTGTTTCGGGAATGATTTGGATACAGCTTTAACGAAGTCACCTCTGACCTGAGTCGCCTCCAGCATGCCCTTAATCGTACAGTTTTCATTTACCGTGACATTGTTGAGCGTCCCGGCGTTCGCATTCACACTGCCACTGATATCCGCATTTTTAGCGGTCAGCTTTCCGTCCGGTGTCAGGGAAAATGCCGGTGGATTTCCACCGCTGGTAATGGTGGGGGCCGTCAGGCGTTTCAGGAACACGTCGTTCATGAATATCTGATCGCCCTGACCAACAAACATCGGTTTTGTGTTGCCATTCGCAGGATTAACCATCGCAATCCTGTCCGCCGCCAGCAGCACCTGACTCTGCATGCCGTCAGGGGTGTTCTCAATATCCACGATGGCCTCTTTTTCCGGTACATGCTGCACGGCGGTGATGGCATACGTGCCGTCGTCGTTCTCACGGATACTCACGCAGCGGAACAGGCGCTGGCGCAACGTCGGCAGCTTCAGCCCCCATACGCTGTATTCAGCAACGCCGTCAGGAACACGGCTCACTTTCACCTTCACGCCGTCGGTGACGGACTGAACCTCCACGCTGACCGGACTCCCCTGCCCGTCAACCAGGCTTATCAGCGTGGTGCCGGAAGATGGCAGCGTGATTTCACGGTCGAGCGTCAGCGTCCGGGTCTGGCTGTTTACCGCCAGCACGCGCCCGCCGGTGCGGATACCCAAGCTGGAGTGGCGAACGTTTTACCCTTGCTGATGAGGTATTCACTGATTTCGCTGTACCACATGTGGCTGAGTGCATTCTGGGAAAGACTGCGTCTCTCGCGCCACGGTTTAAGCACCATGCGAAAGCATTTGCCGTCCTCCAGATAAGGCTGGATCTGCCGACCGATAGCGGTGAAGTTACCGCGATGCAATTTGATACCATCTTGTGGGAGGTTCACGCTTCACCTCCGCAGAGATCAAACGCTGGATGCAAAATATCGCAGGTGCATTTCTGCATCTGTGAATGGAGAAGAGAGGTTGGATTGTATGTGCGCATAAACGTCCCCGTTTAGCGCAGAAGTCACCGGAGTTGTTCAGGCCCCAATGGCATGATTATGGCTGGGTGATTATTGGAAATCAAATGTGCTGAAAATTAGTCTGCCAAGTCTTCCTCAGTCGCAACTGGGTAATTCCAAATATCAAAAAAAGCTATAGCCTCCTGCCATTTGCTCCATAAGTTATCAAGTACTTGTGTAGGTTCCGTACTTTTAAAAACAGAATCAGCCGCATCACCGTTATGAACTTCCTCGTACAGTTCCATTATTAGCAGATTAACAAAGTACTGTTTCAACATTAATGCCTGATTACCTTCTTTCTGCTGGCTATCCTGCTTGATGATCTCCATCGCCCGTACTAGGCACCTGATGATATCCGCTGCATCATTAACGCTCCATTCAGATCCGCGCTTATCTTTAGCTGATGAATTGGCTCTCTCAGCGCAAGCCTTTAAAGACTCATAAAGGTAAACTCTATTTTGTAGCTGCAGCGCTTTTTTTGACGTGTACCAACTTGCAAGCGCCGACCCCGCTGCGGCTAATGTGCCAAACGCAGAAATACCTGCTGCTATTGCACTTAAGTCGGCACTGTCAAAGTTCCACATCATCGTTACACCTTATATAAATACCCCTCAGTAATATCCAATAAGGTATGTGCACAATCAATATAATTTTATCCGTATCGGCACATAGCGATTTGAACGCTACTGGTAATGGTATATTTTAGATTATATCGTCCAGTTTACAGCACCCGTATTTTATGAAATGGACTCGCATATTACCCAAAAAATGCCAGCACTTCCGTCATCGTAGAATGCTGGCAGTATTTCTAACTAGTGACTTTATTGGAACAGATTCTGACGGAATTATGGTAACACTCGACTCCACTTATCATCCAGCCACGGCTGGAATTTTACATGTGCCGTTTCTCTGGCGAGGATTGCTCGCGCTCTGTTGAGTATCTGGGGATATTCTTGCTCGATAGAAGTAAAGCGGCCGGCTTCGCGGTGCTCCGCAACCTGAAGTAGTGGAGTAACGTTCTGGCAGGCAGTTAACATCACATCACCTGCTCGCCATAACCAAGCACGTGCACAAAGTTTGTTATCAGTGAATTGTTTTGTGATTGGGTATTGTTGAACTGCTAGAACGAGAACGCCAGCATCCATTGGCAGTCCCTATAGTAAAACCATAGCTCAGGACGCTTCGTTCAGGATAGATAATTTTATTGTGCTTACCTAACTTTCTTACTATAGCACGGTTGAAAAAGTGATTATTACTCAAAAATAAACCTCACCATCAACCATATATTTGAGAGTACTTATCGCCTGCTGGGCGGATATTGTTTTCATTAAAGGATAGTGTTTAAAAACAATGCCATTCATAAAATAGATATCACAGGTTTTATTATCTGTATTGATTATGATTTTTTCGAATGTTTTATAGGCAAGTGTACGACATAGCTCTCGCCCATTTTTACTGGTTAAGTCAATAGCATGAAAATCACCAAGTGAACTCACCGCTTTACTCTTCAAAGTTTTTAATGATACAGAAGCCCTTCGTAATTCCTTATCTAATACTCTGATTTTTTCTGCTATAGCGGTAACTTCAGGCGCAACAGATAATGCAGCAATTAAATTATTAATTTTCATCTGGAGCTCAATAATTTTCAACTCTAAAGTTTCATTAGCATCTTTCTTGTTTTCAACTGGTTGGATTTTACTACAATTAAAAAGCAACTCATTAATGATATTATAATCAACCAAATCTCTCTTTATTGATGGCCTGTCACATCGATGCAGTCTTCTCATCGGACAAACATAATAGCCATGCAAACTTCCAGATACCGCATGAACAATCATGGTATTACCACAAGCCTCGCACTTCATAACTGTTCGAAGTAGATTTATCAACATAGGATTTTTGCTACTATTGCTAATACCAAAAGGTGCCAACCGAATTTCCTGCACAGCGTAAAACAAATCATCTGATATGACTCTGGGATAATAGCCAGCGATTTCACTTATTCCTTTACCTCTTGCACGATATGAAGGTACGCATATACCTATCAGAGCTTTATTCGCTAATAATTTTTCAATTACAGAAGGTCCCCATGCACTTTCTTTTCCTGAGAAATTCTTTACAGCATGATCATTTAAATACTTGGCTATTGCATTCAATGAGCGCCTTTCCATCCTGAGTTTAAAAATTAGCTCAATAGTTTTCACCCTGTCGGGGTCTGGAACAAAAGCCGTTCTTTTGTCATCCAATGAGAGCCATCTCGGACAAGACGCCGTCATAATCGTGCCTGACTCCAGTGCATCCTGCCGTTTTTTCTTCCATGATAATTTAACCCGACTTGACTTTATCTCGCTTTCTTCATTTGCCCTTTGTGCTATAAGTATGGCTTTTATTAATGAATATGGCTCATTCAATGAGTCAATATTATAGACTGTATTATCGCAAAGAGTTATAACATCAATACCGTGATTCAAAATCAATTTCAGACGCTCAATCGCCTCACCGACTTTTTCTCTTGAAAGTCTGTCCAGACTTTCAACTAACAATGTAGTCCCTGGCAATATATAACCATGTTCTATAGCATCTAAAAATTCCGAAAAAGCTCCTGATTGTGCATGCTTTCCATTGAATGCGCTTAACCCCAAATCTTCATACGTTACGGTATCAAGGTAATAATCACTATTTACCTTTAGCCATTCAGTAATAAGCCTTCTCTGGCGGTTTAATGAATCACCAGACATCTGACTTGGTGATGAAAATCGCATATATGCTATGGCTTTTTTCATGGTGACACCTGCTAAAGTATGCTTTTATAAACCTTAGTGGTGAGATATGATTTTTGTTTAATTTTTATTTAAAAAGACAATTAAGGTCACATTATCTTGAATATACAACAATAATCGTATTGCAATTTTCTTACACCATAATCTTGAAAGCACAAAAGAATGAATAAAAACTAAAGACATTAACAAAAAGCATAAAACGAGGCCCATATAAATATACGAGCCTCCATATTTTAGTCGTTTAAAAACAAATTATTTTTAATGTGGTGTGCTTCGTGACAATAAATTAATAACCAACACACCGGCACAAATCAACATCATGCCTATAATGGCTGGCAGGTCCAACCGTTGGCCGAAAAATCCCCATGATAGTAAGCTAATCAGGACAATACCGACTCCTGACCAGATAGCATAAGCAATCCCTGTAGGAATATAAGCCAGCGTCTGAGCTAATAACCAGAATGATGCACAATAACAAATAATTGTACCAACAGATGGCCATAACCGTGTAAAACCTTCTGAAAACTTCATTAAGGTTGTACCAATGACCTCTGCAAGTATTGCACCACCAAGATAAATATAAGGGTTCATAGCATATTCTTTCCTGTTCAAACTGGAGAGAATTGTACTACAGTTTGAACTCAACTCACCTGTTTCATCATTGTGTACCCATTGATGTTCTTTTATATACCCTCAATACCCGTTTCATCGCGGCACTCTGGCGACACTCCTTAAAAATCAAATTCGTGCTCACCTTTCCTTCCCATTCTTCTCTGGTAGCGAACCGATAATACACCGTTCGCCAGACCTTACCATCAACGACTAGGATTCCTGCCCGCGCCATTTTAGCCGCAGCCTGATTTATGCTGGTTACCGTTGCGCCTGTTACCGCGGCAACGTCCTGCGCACAGAATTTCTTATGAGTCCCCAGGTAATGAATAATTGACTCTTTGCCCGTCATACCCTTGCTCCTTTCAGCCCAAACTTAGCTTTGATTTCTGCGATCTTCGCCAGAGCCTGTGCACGATTTAGAGGTCTACCGCCCATGACAGGAAGTTGTTTTACTGGTTCAGGTATAGCCTCACCACGGTTAATTCGTGCGGTCATACAGGACAGTTCATCGGCAGCCTTGCGCCGTAATTCCGCGTCAGTCAACGCATTGGCCCGCATGTTCTGATACAGGTTGGTAACCAGCCAGTAGTGCGCGTTTGATTTCCACGGATAAGACTCTGCATCCGGATACAGCCCGCGCTTCCGGCAATACTCGTAAACCATATCAACCAGCTCGCTGGCGTTTGGCAGCCCGGCGGTAACGGATGCTTCTTCCCGGCACCAGGCGACAAACTGCCCGGGTGATGGCAGGAATGGTCGATTCTGCCGACGGGCTACGCGCATTCCAGCGTTAACCTGTTCCATTGTGGTGATCCCGTTTTCCCGAAAAGCCAGCACCCACTGGCGGCGGATTTCGTTCAGTTCATTCTGGTCACGGTTAGCCAGGCTCGCCGGGAAAGTTGCCAGTAACTGGCTGAACACACCGTTGATGATCTGCGCTACCTGCTGTACCTGTGGCTTTTCGTCGTACTGTTCCGGCATGTTGTTGGCGATCCGACGCATCTGCTCACGGTCAAAGTTAACCATCTGTGCGGCGATGTTTTTCATAGATCCACCCCGTAAATCCAGTCAGTGTTTGTCAGGTCGAGTTTTGGTTTGCCGACTGTCACGCCAGCCTGTTGCTTGTTCCGGTTGATTTCGAGCTGGGTCCACTTGTCGCGGAGTTTGGCCGGACTCAGCACGTTACCGGACCAGAAGTTGTCCTGGCAGGCCCAGCGGAACAGTACACACATGTCGCGGTGGTTACGTCCATCACGTTCACGCATCAGACGGATATCGTTACCGGGATCGACGTGAGAGCTGTCGAACAGGGGGATGATGCGTGGCACAAATTACGGCTCGGCGTCATCACCGCTTCAGAAGTTCACAACGTGATAGCAAAGCCCCGCTCAGGAAAGAAGTGGCCTGACATGAAAATGTCCTACTTCCACACCCTGCTTGCCGAGGTTTGCACCGGTGTGGCTCCGGAAGTTAACGCTAAAGCACTGGCCTGGGGAAAACAGTACGAGAACGACGCCAGAACCCTGTTTGAGTTCACTTCCGGCGTAAATGTTATTGAATCCCCGATCATCTATCGCGACGAAAGTATGCGCACCGCCTGCTCTCCCGATGGTTTATGCAGTGACGGCAATGGCCTTGAACTGAAATGCCCGTTTACCTCCCGGGATTTCATGAAGTTCCGGCTCGGTGGTTTCGAGGCCATAAAGTCGGCTTACATGGCCCAGGTGCAGTACAGCATGTGGGTGACGCGAAAAGATGCCTGGTACTTTGCCAACTATGACCCGCGTATGAAGCGTGAAGGCCTGCATTATGTCGTGGTTGAGCGGGATGAAAAGTACATGGCGAATTTTGACGAGATGGTGCCGGAGTTCATCGAAAAAATGGACGAGGCACTGGCTGAAATTGGTTTTGTATTTGGGGAGCAATGGCGATGACGCATCCTCACGATAATATCCGGGTAGGCGCGATCACTTTCGTCTACTCCATTACAAAGCGAGGCTGGGTATTTCCCGGCCTTTCTGTTATCAGAAATCCACTGAAAGCACAGCGGCTGGCTGAGAAGATAAATAACAAACAGGAGGATATATGAGTCAGGTTGGTAATCATTCATTCGAATTTCCGGCATCGCAAGGTGTACAGGGTGGTACTGTTACACTCTTCCTTACCATACCAGGAAGATCGCTGGCTCGTTTCCTCGCTTCAGATAATTACGGCCATACACTGGAACGCTCTCAGCGAGAAATTAATCCAAATCGAGTACGAAAATTTTTAAATTATCTCACTAACGCAGACTCAAGAAATGAGCCTTTTATCATTCCCCCTCTCGTAGGTAACTGTGATTCGAATATAGAATTTGTACCGTTTGGCAACACAAATGTTGGTATAGCCAGAATTCCCCTCGACGCCGAAATAAAACTTTTTGATGGTCAACATCGTGCAGCTGGCATTGAGATATTTTGCCGAAGTTCCCCATCAACGCTCATGGTTCCCATGATGCTTACAATGAATCTGCCGCTAAAAACCCGGCAGCAGTTCTTTTCGGACATAAATAACAACGTTTCTAAGCCATCAGCGACCATCAATATGGCGTATAACGGCCGGGATGATATTGCTCAGGGAATGATATCCTTCCTGACCCAACATACTGTATTTGCCGATATAACCGATTTTGAACACAACGTAGTGCCATTAAAAAGTAATATGTGTGAACCGCCCCGGGAATCCTGGAGACTAAACTTCCTGAGAAAGAGGTAAACAGGATGACTAAAAATACTCGTTTTTCC